GCTTGTGTATAGCAACGACTATTTAAAATCCTTAGGTGTATCCGTAGGAGACATAGTGGGCTTTACACCTGCTTCTGAATACGAATTTAATATTGAGGGTAAAAAATTATATAGAATTAAATCAAATGACGTAAATATTAAATATGGACAGACGCAAGAAAATAATTGAAGCGGCTGAAATGGCTTTAATTGAGTTAGATAAAGTAATACGCCAAAAAATTGACTTAGCTGAGCTTGATCCTGAAAAAGCAAAAATTGCAGCACAAGCAAAATGGGCAGCAATAGAAGATTCTTTTAAAATTATAGATAGAATAGAACAAGTAGATAATACTAAAAAAGAAACTGAAAAAGATTCTATTAAATTTTTAGGTGTTGAAAATCGAGTTAAATAATGTATAAACAAATATTATATAATGTAAGCTTAGAGCATCTTAGTTCTAAAAAAGTTAAAAATAATAATAGATACAAAAAATATAAATACGGATATAACGAAGATCTCGATTGTGTTATAATCAGTAAAGATGGAACTATTGGTGAAATATACGAGATTCAAGGTCTTAGAATAGGTTTACCCTCGGCTCCTAAAAAAATAGATGGTAATGAACTTAACAAAAGTTCACAAGTGTTTAGAAGAAGACAAAAGCCTTCTTCGTTAAAAAAAATAAGATCAGTTCATGAATTTAAAACGTTACCGGAAGATATTAAAGAAGAGTACTACGATTATATTGACACTGAATTTAATAGGCGTAATGATGGTTACTGGTTCATGTGCAATGGGTCCGCGTGTTATCTTACAGGATCGCATTATATGTACCTTAACTGGACAAAAATCGATATTGGCGCTCCAGACTTTAGACAATCAAATAAGCTATTCTTCTATTTCTGGGAAGCTTGTAAAGCAGACGAAAGATGCTATGGAATGTGCTACCTCAAAAATAGACGGTCTGGCTTTAGCTTCATGGCATCATCAGAAACTGTTAACCTGGCTACAGCGTCAAGAGACTCAAGGTTTGGTATATTATCCAAATCAGGTGCTGATGCTAAAAAAATGTTTACTGATAAAGTAGTTCCAATATCATCAAACTACCCATTCTTTTTTAAACCGATACAAGATGGAATGGACAAACCTAAAACAGAATTATCTTATAGAGTACCAGCTTCTAAACTTACTAGAAATAGTTTTAAAGTAAAAACTGAAGAATCAGAAGAAGGTTTGGATACTACTATAGATTGGAAAAATACAGGTGACAACTCTTATGACGGTGAAAAACTAAAACTGTTAGTTCATGACGAGTCCGGCAAATGGGATAAACCCGATAATATTTTAAACAATTGGCGAGTTACAAAAACTTGTTTAAGACTAGGGGCTAGGATTGTTGGTAAATGTTTAATGGGATCAACCTCAAACTCACTTGATAAAGGGGGCGAAAACTTTAAAAAACTTTATGATGACTCAGATCTCACAAAAACAAAGCGAAATCGCAATGGGCAGACTTCTAGTGGATTATATGCTATGTTCATACCTATGGAGTGGAATTACGAGGGATTCATCGATAAGTATGGATTTCCTGTCTTCGATACTCCAGAGGAACCTACTAAAGGAATCGACGGAGGAACTATCCACAATGGAGTTATCGAGCATTGGGAGAATGAAGCAGATGGACTTAAAAACAATTCTGACGCTTTAAATGAATTTTATAGGCAATTCCCAAAAACAGAGCAGCACGCTTTTAGAGATGAAACAAAAGAGTCTATATTTAATTTAACAAAAATATACGAACAAATAGATTATAATGAGGAGTTAATGCTAAAAGGCTATATAAACAAAGGCTCTTTTCAGTGGAAAAATGGTGTTCAAGATACCACAGTAGAATGGCACCCTAATCCTCATGGTAGGTTTAAATTGTCTTGGATACCACCTGTTTCAATGCAAAATGTTATTGAAATAAAAAATGGAACTAAATATCCTGGCAATTCCGACTTTGGTTCTTTTGGTTGTGATAGTTATGACATTAGCGGTACAGTTGACGGCGGTGGCTCTAACGGAGCTTTGCACGGATTAACTTCTTTTAATATGCATGAAGATGTACCTAGCACACATTTCTTTTTAGAATATGTTGCAAGACCTCAAACAGCTGAAATATTTTTTGAAGATGTTTTAATGGCAATTGTTTTTTATGGCATGCCTATTTTAGCGGAAAACAATAAACCAAGATTATTATATTATTTAAAAAGAAGAGGTTATAGAGGATACTCTATGAACCGCCCAGATAAATTATTTAATAAGTTATCAATTACAGAAAAAGAATTAGGTGGTATACCTAATAGTTCTGAAGATATAAAACAAGCTCATGCTTCAGCTATAGAATCTTATATAGAAACATACGTAGGCAGGCTTGAAAGTGGAGATCACGGCAGTATGTACCTTCAAAGAACATTGCAGGATTGGTCAAAATTTAATATTAATAATAGAACAAAATATGATGCTTCCATTAGTAGTGGCTTAGCAATCATGGCTTGTCAAAGACATTTATACGCGCCAAGAGGTGCTAGAGAAAAAAAGAAAATAGATTTTGGATTTTCTAAATATAACAATTCAGGATTAAAAAGTAAAATAATATAATAAAAGATGGCAGAAGCTACAGGACAAGTTACCCAATTTCCCAGCCAATCCGTAAGTGACGCAGAAAAAGCGAGCGAAGATTATGGAATGGAAGTGGCCAGAGGTATTCAGAACGAATGGTTCAGAAAAAATTCTGGAACGGGTAGATTTTTACAAAATCAACGTGAGTTTCATAGATTAAGACTATACGCTAGAGGTGAGCAATCTGTTCAAAAGTATAAGGATGAATTTTCCGTTAACGGTGATTTATCATATTTAAATTTAGATTGGAAACCCGTGCCAATAATACCTAAATTTGTAGATATTGTTGTAAACGGTATGCAAGATAGATTATTTACAGTTAAAGCTTTTGCACAAGATCCTACGTCTACAAAAATAAGAACGAGCTTTGTTGAAAGTGTTCAAGAAGACATAATTGCTAAAGATTTTATTGAAGAGATAGATAAAACATTAGGCCTTGATGTTAGAAATATTCCTGAGGGTAACACCCCGGCTTCAGAGGAAGAGCTAGAGCTATATATGCAAATAGGTTATAAACCCTCTATAGAGATAGCTCATGAGCAGGCTATTGATAATGTTTTTAAAAGAAATAATTATAACGAATTAAAAAAACGATTAGACTATGACCAAACAGTATTAGGTATAGCCGCCGCTAAGCACACGTTTAATAATACAGATGGTATAAAATTAGAATATGTTGATCCAGCTAATTTAATATATTCCTATACGGAAGACCCTAATTTTGACGATGTATATTATTTTGGGGAGGTAAAACAAATAAAATCAAACGAATTAAAAAAATTATTTCCAAACCTATCTAATGAAGAGTTTGACCAAATTGTAAAGCAATCTTCTAATTATAATAATTACGATTATTCAAATAATGATTCTAGCGATTCTACTGATAGCAATACTTTAACCGTTTTATATTTTAACTGGAAAAGCTGGGAAAAAAGTGTTTATAAAATAAAAGAAACTTCTACAGGAGCAAGTAAAGCTATAAAAAAAGATGATACTTTTAACCCTCCAAAAGATCAAAGAAGTAGATTTAATAAAGTATCACAGGCTAGAGAGGTTATTTACGAAGGTATAATGGTTTTAGGTGCTAATAAACTTCTTAAATGGCAAAAAGCAACTAATATGGTTCGCCCAGACTCAAACGTTAATAAAGTAATGATGAATTACGTTGTTAGCGCGCCAAGATTATATAAGGGCCGTATTGAAAGTTTAGTAGGTCGTATGATAACTTATGCTGATTTAATACAGCTAACTCACCTAAAATTACAACAAGTAATACAAAGAATGACGCCGTCGGGAGTTTATGTTGATGCAGATGGTCTAGCGGAGGTAGATTTGGGCAATGGAACTAATTATAACCCTCAAGAGGCGTTAAACTTATATTTTCAAACAGGCTCTATAATAGGTAGGTCTATGACTGTTGATGGGGATATGAACAGTGGTAAAGTGCCGATTCAAGAATTACCTGGTGGCGGTGGACAACAAAGTCAGCTTTTAGTACAAGCGTACAACTATTATATGCAAATGCTAAGAGATGTTACTGGTCTAAATGAAGCAAGAGATGGATCAGATCCGGACCCGTATGCTCTTGTAGGCGTACAAAAATTAGCTGCAGCAAATTCGAATACAGCTACAAGACACATATTGCATAGTTCTTTATATATTACAGCTACTATTGCTGAGGCTATATCCATAAGAATAAAAGATGTGTTGCAATACCACCCGCAAAAAGAAGCTTTGATTAGCGGAATTGGACGGTTCAGTGTAGGGGCTTTAAAAGAAATGGAAAATCTTCATTTGCATGATTTTGGTATATTTTTAGATTTAGATCCTGATGAAGTAGAAAAGCAACTTGTTGAAAATAATATTCAAGCAGCACTGTCTAGAGATCAAATATTTTTAGAAGATGTTATTGATATTAGACAAATAAAAAATATAAAGCTAGCGAATCAGCTATTAAAATATAGAAGAACTAAAAAAGAAGCTGCTGATCAACAAAAAGCACAAAAAAATATTGCAGCGCAGTCACAAGCTAATGCTCAGGCGGCTCAAGCTGCTGAACTTGCTAAAGCACAAGCAGAAAATATAAAAGTAGAAGCTAAAGGTAAACTAGCAGAACTACAAACTCAATTAGACATTAAAAAATTAGAATCAGAGGCTGCAACTAAAAGAGAACTTATGCAATATGAGTTTGATTTAAATGTTAAGCTCAAAGAAATGGATATTAATGCTAAAAAACAATTAGATTTACAAAAAGCTCCAACAAACCCGGAGCCTAAAAAAGGGTTTGAATCTTCTGGCAATGACGTATTAGGCGGAATTGATCTAAGTAGGTTTGAACCAAGATAATTTTTACAAACTATTATATATTATTAAATTATGGCAAAGTGGACAGTAAAAGGCACAGCTGATAGCGAACCTAAGTCAAAAAAAGAAACAGAACAAGCGATTCTTGATAAAGCTGTTGAAAAAGGAGAAATTGATCCTCAATCAGCGGGAAAAGAATTAGATGAAACACCAAAAATTAATTTAGATGCCGTTCAAAAGCAAAGCGCAGATGAGATTTCTGTACGCGACGAATCCGGAACTAGCGAAGAAGTTCAAAAAGAAAACCAAAAGGAAGTTGAAGAACCTGCCGGAGAAGATAAACAAGAAGAGTCGCCAATTGAAATCATCAAAGAAGATGAGGTTGTCGAAAAGGCTGAAGGGCCTAAAATCGATGAAAACGCGTCTAAAGTAAATGAAATACCGGAGCCAAAAGAAAAAGCTCCTGAACAAAAATTACCAGAAGATATTGATAAGCTAGTTAAGTTTATGGATGACACTGGGGGGTCTCTTGAGGATTATGTTAATATGAATAGAGATGTTTCAACGTTATCTGATGCAGAACTACTGCGTCAATATTATTCACAAGCAAAACCTTGGGACTCGCAAGAAATTTCAGAGTATATGGAAGATAATTTCACATATGATGAAGAAACGGAAGAGCCTAAGGAAATACGCGCAAAAAAACGCGCTTACAAAGAAGAACTTCATAATGCTCGTAATTTTTTTACAAGTCATAAGGAAAAGTACTACGCGGATCTTAAGTTAAGCCGCAAAAATGAAATTCCTGAAGATTATGTAAATGCATATGATGCATATAATGAATATCAAAGAGGACAAGAATCTAACAAACAACTTAACCAAGTTTTTTTAGAAAGAACAGATAACGTATTTGGCGAATCTTTTAAAGGTTTTGATTTCCAAGTTGGAGACAATAAATACCGATATAAAGTAAATAATGCTGCCGAAACAAAAAAAATGCAATCTGATATTTCTAACTTTATCAAACCATTTATGAATGATAAAGGTGAAATTGGCAATGTTGCTGGGTACCACAAAGCTTTATTTGCGGCAAGAAACGCAGATAAAATAGCACAACACTTTTATGAGCAAGGCCGTGCCGATGCTTTAACACAAAGTGCGAAAGATGCTAAAAACATTGATATGAACCCCCGGCAAGAAGGAGTCATACAAACAAAAGCTGGTCAAAAATTTAAAGTTGTTTCAGGCGATTCTAGTTCAAAACTTAGAATTAAACTTAAACAATAAAAAATTAAAAAATGGCATTAACAACTGGAATAGAACATTTAACCCCTTCGCCTAGCAAAGGACAATTGTTCCAAGGTAATTATATTACCGATTTCGATTTTACAAAACAATTTTTACCAGACGTATACGAAAAAGAAGCTGAGATTTATGGAAATAGATCTATTGGCTCATTTTTACGTATGGTGTCTGCGGAAATGCCTTCTGCTTCTGATGAAATCAGATGGGTAGAGCAAGGTAGATTACACGTTAAATATACTGGAGTAAAAATGGACGCTGCAGCTGGTACTGGAGCAGTAGTATTTACTATAAATTTAGCGGCAAATCCTGATGGTACTGCTTATGCAGCCGGTGAGGCAGCAGCAGTTAGAGTTGGACAAACTATTATGGTACAAGGTGGCAATTCAAGTGGTACCCCTATAGGGCCTGTATTAAAAGGAGTAGTTACTGTAGCATCTGCAGCTGCTGCTGGAGATACAGCTACGTTTACTGCTCTATGTTACACAGCCGCTAACTTTAACGCTATAACTGGCTTTTCAGGTTATACGAATGAAAAAGCAACTGTATTAGTATATGGTTCTGAATTTGCTAAAGGCACAGCTGGAATGGACGGCGCAATTGACGCTACTTATAGTTCGTATACTAACAAGCCTATTATCTTAAAAGACAACTACAATATCAATGGGTCTGACACCGCTCAGATTGGTTGGATTGAAGTTACTTCTGAAAATGGTGCTTCTGGATACTTATGGTATTTAAAGTCCGAACATGAAACAAGACAAAGATTTGAAGACTATTTAGAAATGTCTATGGTAGAGGCTGTTAAAAAGGCGTCTGGGGCTGGAACTGGATTTCCATCTAATGTAACTGGTTCGGAAGGTTTATTTGCTGCTTTAGAAGGTAGAGGTAATGTATTTACTGATCTTTCTTCTGACACGGATCTTTCTGATTTTGATTTAATTTTAAAGCAATTAGACAAAAACGGAGCAATTGAGGAAAATATGATCTACGGAGATCGTGCATTATCTTTATCTATTGATGATGGTCTTGCTGCTAAAAACTCTTATGGGTCTGGAGGTACTTCTTATGGGGTATTTAATAACTCAGAAGACATGGCTTTAAATTTAGGATTTGCAGGTTTTAGAAGAGGTTCTTATGACTTCTATAAAACTGATTGGAAATATCTAAACGACTTTGGAACCAGAGGTGGATTTAACGATGTTGAAGGTGTTATTATACCAGCAGGTACATCAACTGTATATGATCAAGAATTAGGTCAAAATATTAAAAGACCATTCTTACACATCAGATATAGAGCGTCTGAAGCTGATGATAGAAAAATGAAAACTTGGATTACTGGATCTGTAGGTGGAGCTTATACTTCTACTACTGACGAAATGCGAGTTTCTATGTTATCAGAAAGATGTTTGATTACTCAAGGTGCAAACAACTTCTTCTTATTGAAATAGTAATTAATGTAGAGATGGGGTATCTTAGGGTGCCCCAGCTTTACTTTTATCTTATTAAATTATATTATGAAAAATTGGGAAATAAAAGACAGAACATACATTTTAAAAAATGGTATGTCTCCGTTAACATACAAAATAAAAAGTAAAGGTATATTATGGTTCGATGAAACTACAAATGAAAATCGAGAAATAAGATACACTTCAAACCAAAAAAGTTTATTTAGAGACGAGCAGGACAATTATGCAAGACTTGAGCATATAGTTTTTGAAAACGGGGTACTATCAGTACCGCGTACTCAGCCTTTATTGCAACAGCTTTTATCTATTTATCATCCACAAAGAAATGGACTATGGGAAGAATTAGATCCCGTTCAAGAAGCTGTAGATGATTTAGATGCTATAGAATACGAGTTAAAAGCAATGAAACTTGTACAAGAACTTGATGTTGAACATTTAGAAGCAATATTAAGAACTGAAGTAGGTTCTGAGGTAACTACTATGTCTTCAAAAGAAATAAAAAGAGATTGTTACTTATTTGCTAAAAGTGAACCAAAGTTATTTATAGAAGTTGCAGAAGACGACGATATTAAGCTTCGTAATTTAGCTAATCGTTGTGTTGAAGCTGGCATAGTAAAATTATCAGAAGATAATACAGTATTTCAGTGGGCAGCCAATGGTAAAAAAATAATGACTGTTCCTTTTGATGAACACCCTTATGGAGCGTTTGCAAGATTCTTTAAAACAGATGACGGTGTAGACGTTATGAAAGCTATTGTAAAAAAGCTTTCGTAAAATACTAGGTTATGATTATTCGTTTAGTCATAACCATCTAAACAAAAATAAAAAAAATGGTAAGTATAGATAATGTTTATAAAACAGTTTTAAATATCCTTAATAAAGAAAACAGAGGTTATATTGTGCCCAGAGAGTTTAACACCTTAGCTCTTCAAGCGCAAAGTGAAATTTTTGAAGGATATTTTTCTTCAAGAAACTATGCTATAACTAATGACTCGGATTATTCTGATATTAAAAAAAATATAGAGGAAAAAATTGCTGAATTTGAAAACGAGGAAACAATAGCAGCCGGGTCTTTTAATAACGCCGCGGGGAATACTACCGCTAGTTATTATGCTTATCCTACTAACTTTTACAGACTAAGTAGCATTGGCACAAATAATATATCTATACAAGAAGTTACTAATAAAAAATTAAACTATATAAACAGATCACCACTTATGAAGCCTACAACAAATAACCCTTTATATGTTAGGCATGAAGGTGGGGTGGTAATACACCCAACAAGTGGTATTTCTAGTATATTAATAAATTATGTAAGAAAGCCAGCCGACCCGCAATGGGTTGGGGGTACTACAGCAGGTCAAGTAGTTGCCAATACATCAGCGACTACTTATAAAGATTTTGAACTGCATAGCTCAGAATTTCCTGAGTTAGTAATTAAAATATTATCTTATGCAGGTGTTATTATAAGAGCAGCCGATATTGCGCAGGTTGCATCAGCAAAAGAACAACAAATAATTCAATCTGAAAGATAATGGCAGAAACAAGAAAACTTTATAATGAAAGAGGTTATTACGCTAAACATCAGGGCGACACGGGAAATATTCCTTCTGATTTTTTAGGATTAGGATATTATAGAAGAACTAGTTTAGAAGATGTAATAAACAATTTTATCGTTGCATATATAGGCGAAGAAAAAGCTTTAACAAAAATCCCAAGATATGAAGTAGACTTTTGGGCACAAAGAGGATTACAAGAATTTAGTTATGATGTGCTGCATAGTCAAAAAAGCATTGAAGCAGAATTGGGACCAGCTAAAACCTTCCCTCTTCCGCAAGACTATGTATCAATAGTACAGGTTTCTTTTGTAGGAGATGACGGAATTAAAAAATGTCTGCTACCTAAAAGAAGCACAGGTAATCCAACGGGACCATTACAGGACAACAACTACGAATACACTTTTGACAGTAACGGGGATTTGCAAGTAGCTAGCTCATCAGATACAATAACTCGTTTTCAGGATGAAAATAACCCTGCTAATACGCCACAATCTGCAGAAGAATATTATTATTCTAATTATAATAATGATAATTTTTCATATTTTAATAAAAGATTTGGTGGCAATCCACAAGACATGAATGCTACTGGTTATTATGTTTTAAGCGAAGCTGAAGGATTAATTTATTTTGATGGTACATTTGCTGACTCTAATGTAATAGCGGTTGACTATATATCTGATGGTATTGCAGATAATGGTAATTTAGCAAATGTTTTTATACCTAAATTAGCAGAAGATGCGTTGTATGCTTATATGTTATACAACTTGTCTAAACTTCGACCAGCTAGCGCTCAACTAGCACCTTTGTATAAAAAAGAAGCTAGTGCTAAGCTAAGAAATGCAAAAATAAGATTAAGTAACTATAATTTAAAAGAGCTTGCTCAAGTATTAAGAGGTAAAGCTAAATGGATTAAACACTAAAATTAAATGGCAGAAAGCAAAAGAACGTTTCAGGCTGCTCGGATGAATAAAGATATTGAAGAAAAAATATTAAAGCCGGGCGAATATAGAGACGCACTTAACGTTAGTGTAGATTTTTCAGAAGATGGAAATATTGGCGCTATTGAAAATTTAAAAGGTAATGAACTTTTAGCTGGACAAGATATTTTAGGTTTAAGTTCATCATCTAATCCTAATGCTAAAGTTATAGGTAGCATACCACATCCTGAAGAAGAAAAAATATATTTCTTTGTTACAGGTGATAAAATGGACGGTATATTTGAATATGATTTAACAGCATCTTCAAATCAAACAAAGCCCATTATATTAGACAGTTCTGTTTTGTCAACTACTGTAAACAACATTTTATTATTTTCTGAAATTAATGCAGTTGCTGGAGTTGCGCAAGATGGTACAATTTCTGTAGATGCTGACGTAGATGTAGAGTCTTTAACACCTAATTTTAGCCCAAACACAACAGGATCTAATGCTACAAAAAAAGTAACTGTTAGAGGAATTGTACCTAGCGAATTTCAAAATGGAGGAGAAATGTTAATAGGAACCGTATCTGCAACTCAAGCTAGTATAACATCTCCAGAAGTTATAACACTTTAAATTAATTATTAAAAAGTAAATTATGCCTTTAACAATAGGTGAAACTACCGCTACTATATCGGCTTCTTTGACTAACGACAGCGTTAATGTCACGTCAGAAGGGTTTTATTATGGCTATAAAACAGCAAGTAATACGGCTTTAACATTAAGTGAACTGATCAACGGCGGCGCAGGTATAACTAGATTTACTGTAACAAATTCTAATGTTAGGAATAAGTTCGTTAAAGATATAACTGCTTTACCTAGTAATAAACTTATTAGTTACGCTGGATTTGCTATTAACTCTGTAGGAACCGGCAATGGCGCTGTACAAACATTTACAACAAAAACACCGCCTCCTGTTAATAGGATAAGTGGTATAGAATATGTTATTGTTCCTGCTATAGCAGATGTTACTACTGGTAATGCTACAGATGAAGTAGTACACAGAAATTTAGGATATGGAAGTTTTTTTAAAGCTAGTGGTGATTGTTATTTAAATATATCAGCTCCATCTAATGATGGTTTAAGAGCAAACGGAACTGTTACAACATCGTTACATTCTAGCCTTTCTGGATTTTCTTCGTCTCCGTCTGGTTTAACTTTTGCAGCAGCTAATGGTTCTGGATCTAATACTAAAACCGCGTCTATATATGTAGATAATTTTGCCGCTAATACAAGTTATCAAATATTTATTCCATCTATAACCGGTATTCAATCAAAAACAATAAGAATAAACAACGGGGCTCCTTCGGGTACTTATTTTACATCAACACTAACTTTAAATTTAACAGGAGTACACGTGGCTAATGCTGATATAAATAGTTATGAATACAATCATAACACTTCAATTGCGCCTAATGCAACATATATATTAGGGCCAGTTTTATCTGGTGAAAAAGAACGGTGTATAATTCCTCTAAATAATACAACTTCAGTAATAACCTCTACTAGTGCAAGTTCTTTTGCTAGTTCTTTTAATGCTGAAAATTTATCTGTAACAGTAACGGGTAAAACAGAAGGAGTAGACTTTGATTATTATGTAGAAGATACTTCTACCTCTATTTTTGGTACAGTGCCTGGAATAATATTTGAGGGCACACCATCTTTATTAGGGAGCACCCCTACTGTTAATATAACATATACTACATAATGGCAGAAATAATTTTACACCCTTCAAATGAAATAAACTCAAAAACTATTTTTGAAGCACCCGCTAAAATAAAAATAGATTCTATAAAAAATAAATACATGCTAAATTTAAATTTTAAAGAAGAAGATGTTATTAACTTAGGGGAAACAATATACATAGAAAATAGTATTTCAATTGATGAATTAGAAGTTATAAATCAGGTTAAACAAAATGACGGTTTTGTTATAGTACAATATACAGAAATATAAATATGGCAAGTAATATATTACAATTTGATCCAACGCGTTTAATAACAGCTATTAATATAGTAGATAATATGTTATTTTATTCAGACGGTGTTACAGAGCCTAAAAAAATTAACATAGAAAAGTTTAGAGGAGATAGCACAACTGGAGAATTTTTAAATGTAAAAGTTGACCACTCTTCTGGAACAACTCATATATATGGAAGACCTTTTGAAGAAAGAGATATAACCGTGATAAAAGATCACGCTGGTATTTCTGATAAAAAGCTTTCTACAGCTGTTGTAACAGAAAATTTTGGTATTGGAAGAGATGATCTAACTATTAATGATGTTACTGTAGAAGAACTAGAAATAGCTGATGGAGAAAGTGCTTTAAAACAAGAAGACCCCGCTAAAGGAAGAGTTGAATTAGATTTTAAAGCTACCTCTATAGATTTAGTTAAGATGGAAGCAAAAGCTTTTTTTGGAGGCGGCTCTTTAGTGGATGGAGGGTTTATATATTCTCAAACAGATAGCAGTATAGAAGACTTAATAAAAAACCAAGGCGTTACTTCTACAAAAGTTACAGGTGATTATGTGTTAGATGGTAGCAGCGCTACTTCTGTATTTAATATAGAAGGTATTGATACAAACTCCCCATACTATAGCTCTTCTTTAACAACTGGTAAATTTTGTGCTGTTGCTTTTATAAAGCTAAGAGGACAAGAAGAAATAATCTATAGCCCTGTAAAAACAATAAATGTATATAACCAAGTTGTATCTTCAACTGCGCCCACTAGTTTAGTCACTCAACCAGAAAAAAAAATAAGTCAAACGGATTATGAATTTTCAGCTAAGTATTTAAGCGATGGAGGCTCGCCCATAACTAGAGCAGGCTTTTATGTAGCCGAAGGAAGACTAAATGACAACGATCCTGCCCCTACTGTACAAGAAATAATCGACAGCGGGCATAATTTTCCCGCAGATTATAGAGATCCAAATGAAATATATATTACAAAAGCGCCCAAGCCAAATCATTTTTACTACTACGTTCCTTATGCTGAAAATAAAAATGGTATTATTTATGGTGAGGCTTTAACGACTTCAAACCAAGCAATAAAAAAGTTTAAGTCGCAAACAACACTGCCTCCCACCGTTTATTCTACCGGTGCAAGAGATACAACTAATGCTAACACTCTTGTAATTTCAGGCTATACTTATAGTAATGTTAGAAATAGAAAAATGCTTCACCCCAAAATGGAAGTTACAGAAGTTGGTTTTTATTTTAGAAATTCTCCTGATTTTACAATACAACAAGATGTTATTAAAGGTCCTTTTTCTGGTAGCCCATTAAAAAATACTTCGGATACATTTAAAGTTCCTGTAACAGGTTATGATTTCGAAGAGGGGGGACAGTTTAGTTTAGATATTGCTAGCTTTCTACCAGGTAATTTGGCACAGGGAGAGCAAGTAGCATATGTTGCTTATATAAAACACACCGGGTTTGCTGGAAGTAATGAAAAGGCAGCTGGAGTAAATTATTTTAAAGTTCCAGTAAATACTGTTAATAATCCTACGATTGCTATAACAAGCTCCACGTGGGATACTAAAGCTAATTCAGCCTCTGATGCAGGTATTAAAGATATAGAAGTTAAATATGAATTAGACCTTATTAAGTTTGATGACACAAAAACATTAGAAGATATAGGGATCATAGTTTCAAAACCTTTTACCGCGCAAGAAATAGCAAATAGTAAAGATGGAAAATGGGATACAGTTGAAGAAATTATAAATTCTTCTAACTCAACCAGTATACAGATCTCTAAAAGCGAGCTTACATTTTCGCCTCATGCAGGTAGCAACAATAAAGGCAGATATACGGTTACAAACGCTATAGAGATACCTGGTCTAACAAATAATGAGTTTAACCACATGTCTAATAATAATATAAAACCCCTAGGGGAAAATTGGGCAGCTGTTGGTTATGTGGTAGTAGACGGCAAAACGCATTATACAGATGCATTTAACATAGATTCAGGCGCTTCAAATACTAAAGTAAAAGATAAATTAACTAAAAATGTTATAGGAGCACCAATAGTTTTAAATAAGAATTCGCTAGAGCAAGATGCTACAAGTATTACTAGTAGTACTGTTACATTAAACTCAAGTATTAATAATACAGGTAAAGATATATCTGAGATAGGTTTTTATGTAAGCACAGTTAAACCGCCGGCGGCTGCAGTCGCAGGAACAAATATTAGTGTTCCTAGGTCTTTATCGGATTCAAGAAACCCTGATTTAGATGCTTGGATAGCTGGTGCGACAAAATATGTTTCTACAGATGTAAACACGACCACAGCAAATAATCATATAAATCAATCAACAAATGATTTTTTAGATTTTAAAGCAGATATAACAGGATTAAACCCTAAAAGTGTATATTATTACGTGCCTTATGTAAAACCTGTACAAACAACAAGCGTAAGCGGAGATATTTCTTATAATGGATCTGAAACCTTAAATGCTATAATTAATTCTAATCATTACGGATCTTTACAAAGTTTTAATACGGCTCAAAATACTACTAATGTTTTACATCCTCCTACAGTTTTTGTAAAAGATGTATACTTAAAATCAAAAATTGAAGCTAGAGTTGATTTTGAATATAGTTTTAGAAGTGGAACAGCTTCTTCAATAACAGACGCAGGAATTTTTGTTAAAAAGGCTTCCTTATTTCCACAGCCATTTGCAGATCAATCAGGTAATGCTGCAACAATGGCGAGTGCTACTAATAGAATTAGAGTAGACTACGAAGATATTTTTGGTGCAGGAAGTTCTTTGGGGAATTTTATATCTCTTAATAATTTTAAAGGTTCAACAGCAGATAGTTTTCGTATAGTTAGGAACATAGAGCAGGTAGATTATTACGCAGCTGGTTTTATTGAATACAGCTATAATGGTAATTCTCATACTGTTATTTCAGATTATAAATTAATAAATAATTCTATTAATGCGAACATTGAAGTTCCAGAAATTATATATTTTGATATAATACCTCCAGATACTTCTGGGTTTATTTTAAATCCTGGAATTTCAGGCGAACAAGCTTCGGCTAGGTCTAAAAATAGACTTAAAGCCGAATTTGCATATGAAAGAAAGCCTATTCCGCAGATAATTGAATACGGTTTTTACTTTTTAGAAAACTCTAGTTTGTCAAAGCCTAGCTCACCGGACAATTTTTTAACTCAATATAATGATTCTAGTAACGCCTGGAATAAGCATAATGTTAAAGCTTATTCTCAATTAGCTCCAACTAGTGCAGATAGTTTAGGGACAAGCGGCTCATATAGTAATTATTTGCCGTTTTTTGATAATTTCCCCAGCGCTGTTGTGGGAAAAAAATTTTACATATTGCCTTATTTTACATATAAATTTGATAATGTAGACCCGGTGAAAACTCAACTAGGTGATGCAGTACGGGACTTTCACATGGAAGATCCCGCTCCTATTGAGGCTAAAATAGAAGCTACTAACGACGCGGTATATTGGAGCCCTCATGCGCCGTTTGGTGGTTTAGCAGGTGTTTTTAAAAATGGATCTCCTTCAGGTATGTTTGTGCACGCTGATGTAAAAAGACGTGCTGCTGCCGGTTTATATTTTCCGCCTTATGTTCAAATAAACATAAATTCTAATGTTGAATGGCAATATGTAACTGGCAAGTATGCAGACAACTCCACATGGATGCAAAATGAATTCCAAGAGGCTAATTGGACAGAAAATCAAAGAACATATCTTGGGGCGAATGATGGTGGTGGTGGTGGTGGAGCGGTTTCACTGTATGGTGCAACTGGTCCCGATGGTGCTACTGTAGTTAGGTCTGGAAATTCGTTAAAGATATATGCACCTAAGGCAAGAAATACTGACTTTGGACGAACTTTTATAAATGATCAACTACCTTTTAATGGTTCAGAAAGGCATATAAAAGGAGGATATAATATTTATATTTTTCCTGCCTCTTTAGATTTAAAAAAGTTTGCTTTTTCTACTAATCCTAGAAATTATAAAAATCTTCCAACACACTATTATCTTAAAGGGGGTTGGTTATTACAAAACGCACAAGAAATAATTGAGGTTAGATATGATACGTCGGGTATTTTAAGTTATCCTACTTTATAATTAATAAAAAAATATGGCAGAAAAACAAAAGCCTTTTGAAAAAATATTTCCTTACATTAGCTATAGATACAAATATGATGATGGAGAGTTTTCACCATACGCGCCTTTTACAGAAGTGCAATTTGTTTCAAAAAAACAAGATACAACTGTATTAAATGATAGATATGAAAAAGGTTTTAATGTTTCTATGATAAATGATTTAGAAAACATCATAATCAACGACATTCCTAAAGGCAGAGAAGATGTTGTATCTATTGATATTTTATATACAGAGTCTATTTCCAGCACTGTTTACATATTAAAAACAATAGAAATAGATCCTTCCGAAAGAGGCCAAGGTACTTTAAACGGTATAATAATATCCAAAAGAGCATTTGGTGCGGCTCTTCCAGATACAGAACTAACTAGACAATTTGATTCTGTTCCAAGGTCTGCTAAATCTCAAGAATTTACCGCTAATAGAATAATGTATGGTAATTATTTATCTAAATATAATCAAAATAAAGATGATTTAGGTGGTAAAGGTTTTGAAGTAGCGGTTAGCCTTTCAGGCCAATTAGATCCAGTTTCAGGGCCTTCTGTTAAAACAAACAGAACTTATGATGTTGGCGTGTCTTATTTAGACAAGTATGGCAGGCAAGGTGGTTTATTAACACAGACTACAGGAAAAAACACAGATAATACTTCTTTAATAAAAACAGCTTTTTGTTATAAAAGCAGAATAAAATTAGCGGCAAAAATTGCTAGCGCACCTCCTGAATGGGCAAGATATTATAAGTACTATGTTAAAGACGTTTCAACCGACTTTTTTAACTTAACTGCGTTTAATACGTATTTAGATGGAGAACCAGGCGACACAGAAACAGCTAATGTATATTTACAGTTTGATTCTAAGGATAGAAATAAAGTAACAGAAGATTCTTTTTTAATGCCCAGAAGAGATGGTATGTCGGGTACAGACAGCAGGGGTGTTACCCTAGAAGAGCTTTCAAGATTGCCTGTTTTAGACATTGAAAATGAGGCACCTGATGTAGTTAAGTCTCAAGTTATTGAAAGAGAGACTATAAAACAATTTGAAATCGGAAGTGGTAATACAACCAGCGTTAGTAATTTTAATCAAAGTCTAAGTTCTACTGCGTCCTCATCTAACCAACTTATTCCTGTTAATTCAAACTCAGCTAATAACCAGGAGTTTTTTATTATGAGCAGGAAGATGGATCCAAATAACGTTGCGTGTTTAAATATTTCTGCTATAAACAGATATATTACGTCTCAAGGAGGTACAACTACGCTTAATAAAACTGATTTGACTAGCACAACTACTGTTGTAAATATGCAAAATTTTGCAGAAAGACTTTGCGTGCAAATAGCCTTGAAGCAAGGACATAATGGACTTCCAGCCGGACAAACGATTGAAACTAAAAAAATGTTAGTTGAATCAATTACTTTCGGGATGAACAGTAATGATGGAAGCGCACAAAATGAAAAAAATATTCTTAAATTTGTTGTTGGAGATAGGTTAGATGATGATAACATAGTAACTAATTTAAAAGGAATTGATATAGTCCCAGGAACCGGCACATATGGTCAAAGCAAAGGTTATGGTGACTGGAATTTTAATGAAATCCCGCAACCTGTATTAAAATTTTTTAGATTAGGTTTATCTGAATCAGGTCAAAAAAAGCTAAAGGGTTCATTTTTTGTAAAAGTTCCTAGAAAAACAGATATTGAGTCTTTTGCTCAAATACCTGTAGAACAGACTGAATTAGATGAAGAGGGAGATCTTAAAGAAATAAAATTTTTAGATTTTGAAACTGAACCAGGTGATGATTCAAATCTTAATTTATATTGGGAAGCATCTAAGATATTTTCAATTAATGAAGACCACGGAGATACAAATGTTATTCCTTGGTCTAACTGTATAGCTACAATAGGTGGTACAAATAATAAAACTTATTTAGAATCTGTAAAGATACAAGATAAATTTAACTCTACCTCCATGGTTAAAGGGATCCGGGTCAACACCCCTGAAGCTAACTATGGCGAAGAACGGAGAAAAAACGGTTTAATATTTTCTGGATTATATAATTCTAGAACTGGTATAAATGAATTAAATAAATTTAATTTAACAGACGGAATTACAAAAGATCTCGAACCTAATTACGGCGGCATACAAAAACTTTTTGCGCTGGATACAAACTTATTAGCTTTCTGCGAAGATAAAGTATTTAAAATATTAGCAGATAAAGATGCGTTGTTTAATGCAGATGATGGTGTTAATGTAACCGCTACAAATTTAGTATTAGGCCAAGCAATGGGCTTTGGCGGTAACTATGGAATTAGCACCCATCCTGAGTCTTTTGCTTATTTTAACAATAATATATTCTTTACAGACGCTAAGCGTGGCTCTGTAATGCAATTAACGCCTTCTAACGGACAATTATTTCCCATTAGTAGAAATGGCATGAGTAACTTTTTTAGAGACCGATTAGGGGCTTTAAACACTTCTAATAAAATTATAGGTATATATAACGGTTATAAAAAAATGTATGTATTATCTATACAGGGATATGACTCTGGTCATGCGTCTATAGGTACAGAAACAATACCCAATGAAACAACCGAAATTACTGCGGGCTATAGTTTAGCTTCGCAGGGCTGGGCATCAAGGTATAGTTATATACCTGAAACAGGTGTAACTCTTAATAATAGATTTTATACTTTTAAAAATGGCAAAGTTTATTTACATAATTCCAACACAGCTAATAGGAATAACTTTTATGGTGTAGCTAATAATTCAGAAGTGCAAGTAATATTTAACGATAATCCTACGGTTATTTCAGATTGGTTATCTTTAAATTATGAAGGCGGTGAAGGCTGGGAAGCTGTAGAAATAATAGGTGACCAAGATGGCACTTATAATATTACAAATGTACGATTGCTTGATTCAGATGAATCTGGATTTTTAGGTTGGTTCTTTAAAGAGGGTAAGTATCACGGGGCTATTGTTGGTACGCAACCTTTATACGCTATACAAGCCGGCCAAGCTAATTCATTAACAGATTTTGTGTTACAAGCAACGGGAAGCACTGAAGATATTTCAGGTACTAAAGGATTTTTTCAAAAAACAAGACTTAGAAATTCATCTACAACAGCAAAAGAATTATTTGCTGTAAGTTCAGAATATTATATTAGTCAAACTTAAATAATTAAAAATGATAGGACAACTTATAGGAGGAGCAGCTAGCATCGCAGGATCTATGATTGGAGGCAGAAGGCGCCGAGAAGAACAAAAACGAGCAAACGCTGAATTTGCTGCACAAAAACAAGCTTTTCAAGATTTTACATTTACTAATCCATTTAGAGGTTTAGAAAATGTTGCTGAAGATTTAACTATAAATCAAGATGCAGCACAGTTTCAAGCGCAGCAAACTGATGCAGCACTTGCTCAATCATTACAAGCTGCGACACTGACAGGCGGGGCTCCAGGAGGGGCACAAGCTATTGCGCAGGCCGCATTAAGGTCTAAAGCTGGAATATCTGCGGATATAGCAAGACAAGAACAAGCCAACATGGCGGCTAGAGTAAATCAACAGGCAAAGCTCCAACAATTAGAAGCACAAGGAGAAGAGGATATTCAATCCCAACAGTATCTACAGCAAGGAGAGCTTTTAAACATGGCTTCCGCCCGTAAAGTTGCTGCGGATCAAGCTAGAGCTACCGCAACAGAACAGCTCGTGGGGGGTATAGGCCAGATGGCTCAAGGAGCAGGGGGTATATTTGGCCTTTAAATTAAGTAATATAATTAAAGTAGTAATATGGCAAGACAGTTAGTAAGAGGTGATATAAACCTTGATTTATACGCAGCAGCAGGTACAACCCCTAATATACTAGGAGAAGCTATTTTAGGGGCTGGAAATGCAATTGGAAAAGCATTAGATGATGCTCGGAAAAAAGCAGATAAAGTAGCTAAAGATGATAAGACTATTGAACAAATAACAACAGATACTCTTCAAAACCTAGAGGATAGTGGTATAGAAAACCAAGCGAGTGATATTTTGGCAAAACCAATACAAGACCAAACCAAGCCGAAAAAATTACAACTTGCAACTTTAAATCCTCGCCCAGTTACTGCTACTACCGGGAATGAGGTTTATAGTTACTCTATGCTTGAAAATGATGCTAGACAAACTTTTTTAAAGAATAACCCCGGTGCTACTATGGCTCAAGCTGAGGCGCACGCTAAAAATGTAGTTGTTGAAGCTAAAGCTTATAATGTTAAAAAGCACGGCACCAAAGACCCTACTGGAAAAGTTAAAGGTGTTAATAATGTTGTAAATGTAACAAGAACAGATGAAGGAGAATATGTTACAGGATCTGCTATTGGAAAGCCTGAAATAGAAAGCTCAACAACTCTTGGTAGCTCTGGTGTTACGCGTTTAAAAAGCACACCCCTTGGAAGAACTAGGCAAACTTATAATAGAAGACCTAGTTCACAGCGAAGTTTAGCTACTGTATATGGGGGAGGTAGTGGAAGTAGCGGAAGTACGTCTCAAACAAGCTATTTAGTTGGAAAAAGAGGTGTAGCTTCTGATGTTATCAGTAGAGGCCAACAGTCACAATTTCAAGAAGGCAGAACTTTTGTTGAGAAAAAACAAAGAATGTCTGCTCCTGCGTGGATGGGAATTGGTGCAGCTGCTGCAGAAGGCTATAATATAGGGGTTGATAGAGAAAATTATGATGCCCAGGTTAGCGCCGATTTGCAAGATTATTACACTCAAGAATTTTCTGGATTAGTAGCGGGTAGAACTGGAAATGACATATTTGATAATTCTGTAAAAGAGCTTTTGACTAATAAGAAAAAAGAAATAGTTGAGTTGTTGCAACAACGACAACAATACTATGCTGAAGGTAGAGAAGGTGAGTTTACTGTTAAGTATAATAATGCTAAACAAGTACCGAATGAAATATTAAGCTTAGTTGAAGGCACTAAAGGTGTTATTACTAATTTTACCAAAGATTACGAAGCAGACAATATAGACTTTGGAGCAATGACTTCTGAACAAACAGATGAGCTTATGACTATCACCAGGGGAGGCAGTGTACTAGGTGTAATAGACGTTGAAAATCAAACTATGCTCGCAGGCTCAACTAGAGGCGGAATGCCTTATTTAAAATCCGTAAAAGCTATGCTTGCTGATGGCAAAGGTCCTAAATATATTACCAAAAAAAACGCATTCGATTATGTTAACGGGGTTGTTGATATGATTAGAAAAGACCCAGATAAATATTCTACAACTTATCAAGATGTTAACGGCGTTAAAGTCAAGCGCCCTATGACTTTTGAAGAGTTATCTCCTTATTTAAATAGAATGTTTGATGCAGAGCTTGATGACAACACAACCATAAGAGCTTATGCTAGTAAGAATAATTGGGACGGAGACGGAATGGATGCTAAAGATTTTAATCTAGCTGTTAAATTATCAGCTAATGACAAATCTAAATCTCCTGAAAACTTTGTTAAAACAAAATTTAACGAAGTAGCACGCGATCTATTAGCACCTTACTTTAACACTACGGAAACTACAAGACTGGCATCGACAGTTCGTGGGGCTACAGGAGCTACGGGAACCACCGGTAACACAGATGGTCAAGAAACTAAAACTACAAACCCTGCTGATTATTTTGCTACGAAAGTACAGCTGCCGGCAACTCCTAGTGATCCAAAACTAAATCTAGCTTTAGGTGATACCGCATTAGAGCCCCGCTTGGAAAAACAAACTCCCACTCCTCCTCCATCAAGAGAAGAAACGTTTTTTGCAAGCTATCCTAATATAAAGAAAATAGGCTTAGCACCTAACCTTCAAGAACCAATAGTTGAAGATGGTGAATTAGTAATTAGATCAACTCAAAAATCAGCTACCACCCAGGGAAAAGATGGTGGTTTGTCAACTAGGACAAGTGGAGGTGATGTATTAGCCAGAATTCCAATTACATCTTCGCCTGAAGAAATAGCTACCCAATTAGATTTAATTATACAATCTAATAAAATTGCATTTCCAGATAACTTACCATCTACAAATTTTGATGCAAAGCAATATATAAATAATTATAATCAAGGTAAATGAACGAATTAGAACAAATTGTACAGCAAATGCTTGATGAGGGGCAACCCGAAGAAAATATAAATGCTGTAATAGCTGAATATCAAAAATCAAATCCTGATTCTAATGCGGGAAAGGCGAATGCCGTTGTGGAGGAGACTGTGCCTGCGGCGGCAGAAAAGCCCGTAGATATGGGTTTACAGTCGGAAAGTGGTTCTTTGGAATCACCCCGCAAAAGTGTTAGAAAACAAACACGTCAAAAAGAATTAGCTTTAATAGCTGATAATAAACAAGAGTTAATAAATAATTTAGAAGAAGAATACTATAAAGCAACATCTATAGAGGATATTAGTACAAAGAAAAAAAATCTTCAGCAACAATTAAAAAATAATTTTGAACAAGGCGAATTTAAATCTAATGAGCGTGAGCTTTATGAGGAATATCTGCAAAATCCAAGTGTAGATCTTGAAATACCTGATGAAACACTTGCTGAAAAAATGCAAGAGGAGTTTGACACAAAAGAAAGAGACTTCATGGAAGATGTTCCAGAATATGCTCAACAAGAATTGAAACAACAGCTTGGACAAAGAAAAGAAGAACAAGAGGCTTCGTATGCTCAATCAGAATTAGAATTTACAGACAATCTTAATGCTTACGAAGAAAAAGTAAAGGCTATAAACATAAGCATTGATATGGGTGTAAACCCAACCCCTGAAGAGGTTGAAGAGCTACAGCTTAATCTTAAAGATTTAAAAGAAAGAAGCACTGATATTATAGCAAAACAATCTGATTTAAATAAGACAAAAGGCATTTATGACGCATTTAAGCGCAGTTATAGCGACTTAGATATGTTAGAAAATACTTTAGCTAAAACAGGAATTGATATTGCGTTAGGCGTAAATTATACGCTTGACATGCTTAAAAGCGAAGAAGGTAAAGCTAAATCGTATACAAAAGATTTAATAAATTTAAGCCAAGAGCTTGCTAAAAATAGACAAGAAAATTTAGCAAAACCTGTTGCTATTGGGGCAGTATCTAACATTTCTCAATTTTCAGAGTGGGTGGGCGATGCTTTAATTAATTTTGTGCCGTCAGGTATAATGGCTGCATCAGGACCCGCTGCATTGCCATTATTTTTTACTACAGGATATACTAGTAGAATTTCTGAATATGCGGTAAACGAAGCAGAAGCTATAAAAAATTTACCAAAACTAAAAGAACAGTTAGAAAATACAACTGACCAGCTCGAAAAAAATAAAATAACTGAGCAAATAAATAAATATAATGATGTAATTAACACTAATAATCTTACTAAACTAGCTACAAGTGGTATATATGGTGCTGCAGAAGGTGTTTTTGAAAGATTAGGTACTGTTAAACTTATAAATGATCTTAAGGCTGCTAGAAAGGCAATACCTGTTTCTTCATATAAAGAAGCTATAAGTAAATCAGCAGCCCGTTTACCCGGTGGTGCTGTTATAGAGGGGGGTACGGAAGGCTTAACAACTTTAACACAAAACATAGCTGATATACACATAGACGGTCAAGAAAAATCTTATACGGAAGGCATGGATGAGGCTATGGCTCAAGGTGCTTTAATAGGAACAGGCTTTAGAGTTGCCGAAGGAGGTGTTGTTGGTAGAGCTGCAATGCTCAATGTAATTTCCTCTAAGCAAGAAAAGCAAGATATAGCAAATAGGCTTTCTGAAATATCTGAACTTACCTTAGAATTAAAAAATGAAAATACAACCACTGACCGTAAAAACCAAATTGGTGAAATTATAACTAAAAAAATAAAATCAATTAGCGAGAATCAAGACATCACTTCCGCTAGGTTTTTAAGGCTATCTGAAGAGCAACAAAAACAAGTATTTGAATTAGATAGGCAATCAAGAAAAATAAACAGTAACTGGACTAGTGCAGCGTCAGATCCTTCTATATCTGAAAAAAGTAAGGATATATTAAGAAAAGAATTAGAGCAAGAATTTAATTCTTTACAACAGCAAAAACGAGATTTAATAGACTCCGCAGATAAAAGATTTAAATCTTTGGAAGCAGTAGAAGGATTATCTGAGGGAGATATATATAGGAATGCGTTAACTACTCAAACAAATTTACAAAAAGTAAAGATCCATAATAAAAAAACAAAATGGGCTAATAAAGTATTAGGAGTATCTAATAATGATATTTCTAAATTAAATTCTTTTATAGAGGGCGAAAGCCCTGCGATGACTACAGACGCTGGTGATACTATAAACAAGGAAGAAGCTAGAGTAATATTAGAAAACGTAGCGGGCAATGATGGGTTCTTTGACAAAGATTCAAAAACTGCCGTGGTGTTTACAGATATAGCGCCTAAAACAAATAGAGCCGCAGCAATACACGAGTATATGCATGCTGCTTTCCTAGCAAAAGGCCTTACAAAAAAAGCTTTTGACGCTGTAAAAGATGATTTAATGTTGCAGGTTGAGATGGAGCAAGGCGAGGGCAATATTACTAATGATCAATTAAACAATATAAAAGCTAAGTTATCTTTATATGAAACAAAAGATCAGTCAGAAGAACTTTTTACTGTAATTAGTGATTTAATAAATCAAGATATAATAAGAGAAGAAAGTAAAGATTTTTTATCAAAACTAAGAGATAATATAAAATCTTCTATAAATACTTTTGTTAACCCTAATGAGGCGAGTGAATTTAAAATTAACACCGGAGAACAAGCATTTGAGTTTATTAAAAACTTTAATAGAAAAATTGTTTCTGGCAAAAAAATTAATTTAGGCGCAACATCTCAGCCGGAAGATCAAGAAGGTGTTGAAGCTTCTAAAATAGTTGAAAATTTAGCGTTTGAAGAAGGGTCCGTTAATAATGAATTTCAAAACTACAAACACGACGGAAAAATAAATAATGCTCCTGAATCGTTTCAAGCGGAAGCAGCTATAGCTTATGAACCTTTAGCGCAAGCGGTTGTTGATAGAATAAGCAAAGTTGGACTAGGTATAAGTAAAGAACAAGATCAATTTATAATGGATTATCTTGCTGATAATCAAAACAAGCAAGATATTGTTTCAGACCTTACTTTTGGTACAGAACGTAATAAAGCGAGTTCTTTGCTAGGTTTAGCTAAAACATACAATCCGGAGGTGGGTTCTTTTGGGGGTTATGCTAAAAGCCAATTAGCAAATAGAGCTATAAGAGTTTTAGATGAAAGAGTTGGGGGGCAAGTAACGCAGGGTGCGCAAACATTAGATGCGCCCGAATCAAAAGAAGTTGTAGCTGAAGACCAAAAAACAGAAATAACTGATACTAGAAATGTATTTGAAAAATTTAATTTACCTAAGGAATTAAACGACAAATCAGATAAGCTGGCCGAACTTGCTACAATTAAAGCCGATAAAACTTTAACAGGTAAAAATATATCAGATCTTAAAAAAGTAAATTCTCGTAATAAAGCATTTAATGATTTATTTAGTAAGCAACTTTTTAAAGATATTTCAGAAGTATTAGGCAAAAACACCAAAACTTCAGAAGATTTTTCTAAATTTATAAAGAAAAATATTGATGATTTAAAAGATATTGCTTTATCAAATATTGATTTTCAAAAAGGTGGCGGGCCTGCTGTTTCTTGGGATATTGACAATCCTCCAAGCAACGAAGATTTTTTAGATTATTACGAGGCAAAAAATGAAAAAACTTCTACTAGAAGCGATCGTAAAAAATCATTAAATAGTGCAATAGCCAGAGGAATTGGCAATGAAAAAAGAATAGAGTACGCTAAAAAAGATAAAGCTACCGCTAAATTATTTAAAGAAAAACACGGTGTTGTTTTAGCTAGCAAAATAGTTAAGCCTGATGATGTTGCTTTACAAACTTTAGCTGGTATACCAAATTTTAAAGAGCAAGGTGGTATGCCCGCTATGAACGTATGGAAAGGTTTTAATGCTGAAACGAATATAGGTTTTGATTTAAGCACAAACGGCGGAAGAAAAAGAGCAATTTCTGCTATGAAAACTGCTTTAAC